TCAATGGTTCCGACTGAACATCGCTTTTCGGTTCCGACATACCGAAGTGGGCGTGGTTGGCTTCGATACCAGATGTCGAGCGTTTCGGCGGTGTTGTGTGGAGGCTGGAGGTACAAGCCCATGCGTGAATAGGTGTCGAGGATTGGAGCAACAGTCCAGGCGGTGGCTTGTCCGCTGTCTGGCCCTCGTCGCATGCGTGTGAACAACTCGTCGGGCTGGAGGTAGACGCCGAATAATGAGCTAGTCTCGCCTGGCATGGGGTCGCTCATGGCAACGAAGTCGTCTGGCAACGTGTAGTATCGGCGGTAGATTTCAAAGCTAGTTCCAGCCGCAATGTCTGAGGTTGGCTTCTGGGTCGTGTCGAGTGTTACGACTGTCGACGAGGTGTAGCTGGCGATGTCGTAGGTGACGTTGTCGATAAGCACTGTCCAGTCGATTGCCGTAGTTGGCCATGTTCCTCCGTCTATTTCCAGAGTATTCGCGTCTGAGTCGTAGGTGACTGTACCCGTGCTCTGGGGTGCTTCGATGTTTACCCGGTATCGCTTCCGCTGGTATGACCAGGGGTAGCGGTCGCACAATTCCTGATATGCGTCGATGATAGCTGCGCGAATATCTTCATTGCTCGCACCGACACCTCGGCGAGCTGAGAAGCGCTCAACGGTCGTGTACGCATCGTGAAATGTAGGGATTTCCCGTGCCATTACTTTTCTCCGGACAGCCGCTTGGCGGTCTTCTCTCGCAAGTCGAGGGTTTCCTTGGCCGATAGCCCTTTGCCTGCGGTCAGTGTGCGCATTTCGCGGTCGAGAATGTCTTCGGCAATTCGATACGGTTTCTCGGGCGCAGGTTCACACTCGGGGGCCTGCACATTGACAGAACCCTGGCAACCCATTCCCAGCTCCTGACAGCGGCGTTTCACGTCAGCCTTGTCGCGTACCCACGCCTTGGGTGACAGTGATTCGCCTTTGGCATTCAGTTGCGGGCAGTAGCGGGCTCCGTTCACATCGACGCCGGCAGCCTTCGCCTTGGCAATAGCCTTCTCTCGCAGCCACTTGACGTTTCCGAACCCGTCGTCGGCATGACTTCCGGCCATGAACGTGGTGTCGGTATCGAGCCCGGGTGCGCGGTTTACTCGCATGAGAGTCTTGCCGCAATTTGAACACTCCAGGTCCATAATTTCGTCTGTGTCAATCTGCTCTACCTTGCATCGCTGTTTGCACTTCCAGCAGTGGTACAGGTAGGTGTGTGTTCGTTCGACGATCATGCCGGCATCTCCTCTTCAACGGGCTGTTGCATGGCAGCCGCATCTGCCATCTGTTGCCGCATATCAGGCAGCATCATTCCAGCCACTGGTCTGTTGATAGTTTGACCCATCAGGTCGATCAGGGCGTTGGGGCCTGTCGGATCTCCTGTGGTCTGCCAGGCTTGGACTTCGACTGGCATCAAGGTGTTAGTGAGCATCGACATATCGGCTGCTTGGGCCTGCTTGTTCTTTCTACGTGCAGTGCCTGCTTCGACTTGGTAAGCGAACTCTCCAACGGCTTCTGCCGGGTCGTCTGTGTTAATCAAGGCAGACCAGTAGAGGCTCATCGGCGTTGTGGCGTCCGGCACGTCGCCGTTAGGACGCATCTCGCCAAACAACTCGAATGGCGGCGGAACGAACATACGGGTAATTGCCGCTTCTTTCGCGGCCACTAACGACATTGCCTCTTCAACGCACTCGGCCATGTATTCAGGTCTGGAAACCGCGTGCCCCTCTCGAATATCCGCTTCGGCAGCGCTACGCATCTGTCTTCCGCCACCTTCGCCGTACAGCAAGGCCGACATGCCAGAGGCTCGCTCAAACGCCTGTTCAACTTTGCTGATGACGTTCCAAAACTCGGCTTTGATTTCAGGGAACTGGAGAACGTGAACATATTTCTCGATTTGTTCCAGTTCTGACTTGGCGATCATGACGATCTTTTGGTCGACACCGGATTCAATCGCGTCTGTTAATAGTTCATCCAGTTCCCGTGCGCAAAGGATGATGTCGCGGCTGCTAGCCCTGATGCGACCCATCATCCAGGAGTACGCATGGTCAAGGAAAACCAACAGAGGCAGAGCGCCCTGCAACGGGCTCGTGGCCCATGGATCGTGTGTGTTTGGTGTGAAGTCCAAGCGAGTTAGCGGCCAGGGATCGAAACTCTCGTAGACTGGCAACGGCCATTCCAGGCGAATCTTGGCCTCGGCTTCAGTGTCTTCCACGTCGAGGTGCTCGGGCTGCATGTTCAAAGGATGCTTCATGCCCGGCACGATAACCAGATAGACATACGGCCCCAGGGTTTCCAACGCCTTCCCGATACCCCCAAGCTCTTTGTCGGCACCAGGGAACTGCGCCCCGGCCCCAAACCGGCTAAACACCTCGAAATACTCCACCACGTCGCATGTGTCGTCCTTCCGGTCCTCAAACGGGGAATCCTTCCCGGCTAGAGAGGACGCGTTAGACGCGGTGTGAGAGGCGTGTGACTTGCGGATTTTGGCGGCTGGGACGTTGTAAGTCTTGGCAAGTCGCCAGGCGCTGGCCCGCCGTCGCCTGGCGATCCATGCCGCATCCCGGTAATGCTCGCAGTCTGGGTCGATCAGCAGCCCGTCTACCGTGTCATACTGCGAGACAGGAATGAGTCCGCTTGCCGTGGGTTCCAGAGCATGCCAGAACACCGCTCGCCCTTTCACCAACGCTTCGGGCAGGCCCATCTTGAACTCACCAGCTAACCCATACTCTCCAGGCGTCCAGTTCAGGAACCACTGGAGTTGGTAACTCCCCAACTTCTCGGCCAGTTCTAAGGGAAGCCCCGCCTTGGCAACTTGGTTTGGGGGCATCAAAACCGCAAGTTCTGCCGGGAGTTGCGGGCGGCGGGGTCCAACAAGTCGATGCGGGACTTGCGCGAACACGTAGGGTGTCATGAGGTTGACGTATTCGCGGGCGAGGTTGCGGCGTGTCTTGTGGCGTGGCCCGGTGGCGTCCATGAACGATGCTGGCTCGCCGTCGTTCTCCATGTACAACTGGCGATAGCTCTTGTCGAGGAAGCCCCATACCCTCCTTGCACGAGCACCAAACTGGCGCTCTTTTACGTCGGCTGCTGTTTCGAGTTGCTGCACCCAAAGTTTTTGCAGGGAGGCTATCCAGTCCATGCCCTATTTCTCCAGTTTCTTCAGGCGGGCCTCAAGTTTGACGAGTCGTTCCATGAGCGCTTCGGTGACAGCTTCCATCGCCTTGAATTGTTCCGTGAAGAGTTTGACTTGCTCCTCGGAGGTTGCGAGTCGGAAAATGCCGCGAAGTTCCTGGTCGTTGATGAGGCTGGGTTGTCTCTTAACGCGTGGATCGTCTGCGTGCCAGCAATCCATGAGCATTCCCGTGCGAGGGCCAAGCTGGGAATTGCCGCCGAAGAAGAAGATGTACGCCGATTCTCCTTCGACGCCAGCGATGAGCCCGGCTCCGGGGTTTGCGAACGTCGGGTCCGTGGACACGATGACTCGCATTCCAGGCTCAAGGTCACGAGGGAAGACGAAAGTGTTTTCTTGCGGTTCTGCGATAGACATCAAATAGTTCCTTTTGAGGGAGGAGGTTAACCGATTTCAATCTCGCCAAGATTGAGGGATTGGTGAGGGTGCTTGCGGCGATAATGCTCTACGGGGGTGAGGGGTTTCTGACGGAGGGTTCCGACAAGTACGCGTTCTGGAGGATGGTAGCCGGGCTCAAAGGCAGCGATGTATTCCAACGCATCGAGCAGGTCGTGTGCGCCGACTTTGTTCTTGCCTGCTCGCTTGCCTGTCTTGGGGTCGTAGTGAGCCCGCTTGATCTGGTGGTCAAGCTCTGGGATAACGCCACGGAAGATTTGCAACTTGCAAGTGTTGGCGAACGGGCCGTATCCGCGTTTCTGCATCCACTGCGATGCCAAGTGTTGTTCGCGGGCTTCGACGTTGTCGGAACCCGGAAAGAAACCACCCAGCGACTTAGTGGCTCCCTGCGTGCGGATAGTCACTCCCGCCTCGATCAGGGCTTGCCAGTATTCCTCGGCAGTGCTGGAGATGCTTAGGCCCATCTGGTGCTGACGGCCAGCCCTCTTGTCGATGACAGCGGCTTCAAAGGCGTAGCCCGTATTGCGTTTGGCAACTTCCGCCGCCCACTTCTGCGTGTTCGATTGATTGACGACAAAACCGTCGTAGATGAATACCTGCGATTCGTCTGGCGGGACTGCCGCAAACAGGGTGGCGCATTTGTCTGTTCCTGGGTCGACAACGAAATACCGTGCCCAGTCGGGGTCCAGCGGGAATGCGTTGCATCCGTGAGCACCCATCGGCTGGTAGAAGGCGTAAATTCGTCGCCCAGATAGAGCAAATTCTCCTTCCCAACGAGCAAGGCGTTCGTCGGGTGGAATGTCGTCGAAGAAAGCCTGCTTCTCGGGGTCGGGAATGTAGGGGTTGTCTTTGATGAGGAACTTAAACGAGTCGACGTGCGATGCTCCACCGGCTGCCGACTCGTCCAGGTCCTGGAGTTGAGGGTTGGTAATCTGCGGAGTGGCAGTCCACCACATGCGAGGGATGTGCCTTGGGGGCTCGTTAAGTGCCACGAGTCCACGCCGAGCCTCCACAAAAAACTGTTCATTGTTCAGTTGTTCATCAAACCACACGAGATTGTAATGGGCACCCTTTTGCGGCTTGCCTTCGCTGGAGCGGAAGAGGATTTTCCAACCAGTCTTGAATCGGACCAGGCGGGGAATGCCTCGGCCCCTGTCTTCCCAAGAGGGCTCGTGGTACAGGCGGCTGGGAATGATCGGGGGCGCGTCCAGCCACTTTTCACGATACGCTTCGTCGTATGGATCGAGGTGCAGCGGATCGTCCCGGTCGAATCGAACCGCCCGGAAGAGGTTGGTTCGCTC